TCATTTACTGACAGACACCCAGGAACAAAAATCAATATGGAATTTGAAGCAGAACATATTGATAATGTTCTAGATGAATTTGCCATGTTCCTGCGTGGTTGTGGTTATATTATTGATGGTAGATTGGATGTGGTGTCACACGATGAATGATATTGTTTATGGTATTTTTGAATGGATAAAAAATGATTGGAAGAGTAACAAAATTCGTTTTGTCTTTGAAGTTTTTGCTTGGGCTGCTTCTATTTGTTGTGCTATCATTTTTGCCATCTCTGTACCAAATGTTCCTTTCCATATTCTCTATCCCGTATGGATCAGCGGCTGCGCTATATACAGCTGGGCTGCTTATACTCGGAGAAGTTTTGGCATGGTTGCTAATTATATGTTGCTTACCTGCATTGACACTGTGGGTTTTATTCGGTATTTAAACACATGAACATTTTTTATCTACATAACGATCCTAAAATTTGTGCTGAAATGCACGTTGACAAACATGTGTGTAAAATGGTTATTGAGTATGCTCAGCTGTTATGTACATCTCACCGTGTACTTGACGGCGAAGAATACCGTAGACTAACAGCAAACAATCGGTCAATCAAAGCATGGCGACTACCTGATGCTCGTGAAACACGCCTCATGAAACCAACTATGCAAAATCATCCGTCTGCAATCTGGTCTCGGCAATCAGATAAAAACTATGTGTGGTTGTATACTTTGTGGTGTGAACTGCTTGAAGAATTCACATATCGTTATGGCAAAACCCATGCCTGTGCTAGATTGGTGCCTGACCTTGCAAGAATTCCTGACAACATACCTAAAGGTGAATTCACAGGTCCTACACCAGCCATGCCTGACGAAGTAAAAGTGGCAGGTGATTCTATGGCATCATATCACAATTACTATATAAATAATAAACAGCACCTTGCTTCATGGCAAGGAAAAATTAACTCACGTCCAGTTCCAAACTGGTTTCAACCTACATGATTTATACATTTCTCAATTTAGATACGAATGAAGTTGAAGAACATATCATGCGCCTTGCTGAGTATGATGAATTCAAAGAAAAAAATCCAAACCTACAAAGATACTTTGCACCTAATGGCATACCAGGTCTAGGTGATGGTATGCGTATGGACACACCAGGAACTGGTAAGGCCGACTCTACGTTTGAAAAGTATATCATCAATCGTATGAAAGAAACCATTCCAGGAAACACTATTAAAGGTGGTCATAAAACCAAAATGAATAGGGAATGGTAAAAAAATGTCTATTGAATTGTGGTGGCCAACACCAATATATCATTCCGAATTTGATGAAGATGAAAATTCATTTGAACTGATGCATCAGGAAATTGAAAATACTATAAAAACAATTGAAACAAAACCATCACCTTTTCAATTTTGTGAATTTGAAACTACATTCACAAATGAATATAGTTTTTGTGACAAAACACCTTTATTAAAAAAGTATATTGAAAAACACATTGAAGAATTTTCTCAAATTTATACAAAAATAAACAATTTATCTATTTCAGAATCATGGGTAAATTTTAATGGAAAAGGGCATTTTCAAGAATTACATGACCACTCTGGATCAACAATTTCTGGTTGTTATTATTTTGATACAAATGGCAACGATGGTGATATAGTTTTCAAGCCAACTATTGATATGTATAGGCATACAAATGTTGAATGTTCTTTATATCCAGAACATGTTAAATGGACTCCAGCAAATGGATTAATTCTTTTATTTCCATCATTCTTAAATCATTTTGTCACTGTAAACAAAACTGACCACAAAAGAATTTCAATTTCCTTTAATGTATTTAATAGTTAAAAATATGCCACAAATTCCAGCTCTGTTTCTTCCTAAGAAAGGTGACCATGATAAAAAATCCAGCGTGATACCTAACCTGAAAAAAATTCGTAAGAATAAACCGAAGCAACAAAACAATAAAAAATATGCAGCTTTGTTGCAATTATAAATCTAACAGGGGTCTTGATGGTAACCAAAAAAACACCAGCTCGTCAGAGAGTTGAAAATAACGAAAACGAAGAATATAAGCAACCATCAGTTTCAAATTCATTAAAGATAAAACTGGATCACTTAAAAACATTTGATGCACTAACAGAAAATCAGCAGAAGTTTTTTGATGCATACAAGCGTGGAGACTATTTCATTGGCCTATTTGGTTCTCCAGGTGTAGGTAAAACATTCTTGGCAATGTATCGTGGACTAGAGGAAGTCCTAGATAGGTCCAACCCATTCAAACAAATTGTGGTAGTTCGTTCAGCAGTTCAGGTAAGAGACCAAGGTTTCGTTCCTGGTTCGTTGGATGAGAAAATGGAGATATACGAGACACCTTACAAGGAAATCTCGGAGACTCTCTTTGGTCGTTCTGATGCATGGGACAGACTAAAGGAACAAAGCTATGCCAGATTTATTTCTACTACTGCCATTCGTGGTATTTCTATTGATGATGCTATTATTCTTGTAGATGAATCACAGTCAATGACATTCCATGAATTGAGTTCAGTTATTTCCCGTGTTGGCCATAGGTCTAAAATCATTTTCATTGGTGACCTGAAACAAAATGACCTGATTAAATCTAAGAATGATGTATCTGGACTGAAAGAATTTCTAAATGTGGCAAGACACATGGATGAATTCAGTGAGATTACCTTTACACCTGATGATATCGTGCGTAGTTCGTTGGTGAAATCGTTTATTGTGGCCTGTGATAAGTTAGGAATTTAACGGATAAATATAGGTCATAGGAGAACCATAAAATATGGCAATAACCGCAAACACCACGACAATTATATACAATGATGCTACGACACAATCTACAGCAGACCTTGGTTATATACCATGGACAACACCAAGTAGAGTGGTTGGAACAACATATACCAATAGTACAGGTCGACCAATAACTTGGTGGGGTACTATTGGTAATAATGTTTCGACTTCTAACATAGAAGTGAGGGTTGATGGCGTAACGATTGCTCGATTGTATGATTTTTCAAATACATCACAACAAAATTATGCTGGTTTTTTTGCAGTTATTCCTAATGATTCTACATATGGTTTGTTTGTAACACAAGGAAGTCCTGTTCTCTATTATTGGGCTGAAGCATGAGTATACAACTATACAACGGAAATAATACTATTATTTTTAATAATGGTTCTTATCAAACTGATGTTGCTATATGTACAGGACAAACTTGGCAGTCATTTTCGAGAACTGTTAATACACTTTATACAAATAGTACAAGTAAAACAATTGTTGTGGCTATAACTGTGTCAATTAGTAACAGTCTAGCGACAGCGGCAACAATAGATATAGATGGTGTTCCTTTAGGTAGACTTGGTTGTAGTAACGGAAATCCATCAGGTGGTAGCAATCGTTATCAAGCACAGTTTTATGTAAAACCTGGTTCTACATATAAATTTACTACTGTAGCAGGTAATGGTAATCCAAGTATTGCAATATGGGCGGAGTTAAGATAATGACAATAACATTAAATTCAACTGGAATAATTTTTAATAGTGGTAATTTCAAATCAACAGGATCTAATTTTGGAACTGGTGGCCAAACTTGGCAATCTGTTTCAAGAGCTTTGGATACAACATACACTAATAGTACTGGTAGACCAATATTGGTTGTATTTACTGTTCGTGGAAATGCTAATAGCAATTCTTATGCGGATTTTTATGTTGACGCAATTATACAAGGATCATCTGGATCAGGTAGCGCAACAAGAGATGGTGTAGATAGTCCAATCTGTTGTATTGTTCCAAACGGTTCTACATATACTTGTAACGTTGGAACAGGCAGTCCATCTCTACAACTTGCATATGAATTTAGATAAAGGAAAAAAATGAAACATTATAAAGACTCAAACAATCAAATATGGGCTTTTGAATTGGATGGAAGCCAAGACCATTTAATCAAAGATGATATGGTTTATGTTACAGATGAACAAGCAGATATTATTCGTGAAGAAAATAGAGCAGCAGCTGATGCACTATTCAAAAGCACTTTAGATTACAAACAACTACGTCAATTTGAATATCCATCTATTGGTGACCAACTTGATGCTTTGTTTCATGCTGGTGTTTTTCCAGAATCAATGGCAGCAACAATAAGAGCAATCAAAGAAAAATATCCAAAACAATAAAAATTTTAACCATGAGTATATTATGTTCAATTACTGTCCACCTAAAGTATTACCAGACCTAACTTCACAAACATTTCCTGATGGTAAACGTTACTATGTCACACCAGCAGGAAACAAACTCCCATCTGTAACCACAGTCATTGGTGCTCAAAAGAAGGCATCCATTATGGCTTGGCGTAAGCGTGTGGGTGAAGAAGCAGCCAACAAAATCTCTAAACAGGCCAGTTTCCGTGGTACAAATGTGCATACATTATGTGAAAGATACCTAAATAACGATAAGTTAGGTGACATTATGCCGGATGCCAAAGAGATGTTTATCGCATTGGTACCATTACTTGATAGAATTGACAATATACATTATCAAGAACAGGCACTATGGTCTGAGCAATTAGGACTTGCTGGTCGTGTTGACTGTATTGCTGAGTTTGATGGCGTACTTTCAGTCATTGACTTTAAGACTTCTAAACGAATTAAACAACGTGATGATATTCTAGATTATTTTTGGCAGGAAACTGCGTACAGTCTTATGTATGAGGAGCTTGTTGGTCAACCTATCAATCAGCTGGTGACTATTATGGCGATTGATAACGAACCACCTGGCTTGTTTATTGAAAAAACGGAAGACCACATAGATGGTCTAGTAAAAGCAATTCAATTTTATAAAGAGCAAAAATAAAGGATTAGAAGATGGCACAACAACGTTCTGTTGTAGATGTACAGCCAGCTGGAATGGTTTCAATGTTTGGTAACTCTACTGTACCAACAGGTTGGTTACAATGTAATGGTGCTGCTGTATCACGTACTACATATTCAGATTTGTTTGCAAATATCGGCACCACTTTTGGTGTAGGAGATGGTTCAACTACTTTTAATCTTCCAGAATTGCGTGGTGAATTTATTAGAGGTTGGGATAACTCTAGAGGTGTAGATTCTGGTCGTACATTTGGTTCTTTTCAATATGCTACTGGAATGGATGAACAGGCATTACAAGATGCTGCACTTAGATTAGATAATACAGATAGTACTGCATATAATGTACGAGGTGTGAGTGGTGTTCCTGGAGATAATAACACAGGAAGAACATACAGTATGTACAAAATACGACCACGTAATGTAGCGTTTATGGTTTGTATTAAATATTAAGGTATAAAAGATGGCACAACAACGCACATTCGTAGATGTACAACCAGCTGGAATGATTTCGCTATTTGGCAATTCTACTGCACCAACAGGTTGGTTGCAGTGTAATGGTGCTGCTGTATCCAGAACAACTTATTCGGATTTATTTGCAGCTATTGGTACAGTATATGGTGTTGGTGATGGAAGTACAACATTCAATGTTCCCGAATTACGTGGAGAATTTGTCAGAGCGTGGGACAATTCTAGAGGTGTAGATCCTGCTCGTACAATAGGTTCACGACAAGATGCTACCGGTGTTGATGATAAAATTTATCAAGGTGTTACATTGGGTCATGACAATATAGATGGTCCTTCCACATACAATACACAAAGTGTTGCTTCAAATCCAGGTAATGCGGATACAACACAAACACATTATCGTTATAAAGTACGACCACGTAACGTAGCATCATTATATTGCATCAAATATTAAGGTATAAAAGATGGCACAACAAAGAACACTTGTAGATTTACAACCAGCTGGAATGATTTCCAGTTTTTGTGCATCATCAGCACCAACAGGTTGGTTACAATGTAATGGTGCTGCTGTATCTAGAACAACTTATTCGGATTTATTTGCAGCTATTGGTACAGTATATGGTACTGGTGATGGTTCAACCACTTTTAATGTTCCTGAAATGCGTGGAGAATTTTTGCGTGGATGGGATAATTCTAGGGGTATAGATTCTGGTCGTACAATAGGTTCACGACAAAATGCTTACGGAACTGATAACCAAGCTCCACAACGAGTTGATGTGGGTTTTGATAATAATGATGGACCTTACTACACACAATTTAGTGGATCATCATCAACTATTCAAACTGGCGCTAGTCGTACTGTAAGCCGATATAAAGTACGTCCTCGTAATGTGGCATTATTAACGTGTATTAAGTATTAAGGAGTTTTAAATGGCTAATGTAAAAATGGTTGCACAACTTGATGCTGATGGTTATTTCCAAGGAATGACAACAGCACAAGAATCACCACTTGAACCTGGAATTTATTTGATGCCAGCATTAAGTGTTGATGCTGAAGAACCTGCACCTATGCAAGACCATTTGCCTGTTTGGAATCATACTTTGAATAAATGGGACTATGTAATATCACAAAAACCTGTTGTTACCTTATTGAATGATGGTGATATACCAAATTATATCATCCAAGCAAATACCGGCAATACCTCACCAAACAATTGACAAACTATATAATTTAATGTATAATGTGAAGTTATGGTTGTATGAAGCAACTTGAAATGTGTTCTGGACGGGGGTGCAAATCCCCCCACCTCCACCAAAAGAATTCTTCATCCTGTATAGAGACAGACAAGTGCTATAGACTATACTAAAGAGTTCTTTTGATGGGGGTGCATAGTTTCGACAGGGCAAATAGTACAGAAGTGGACAACTCACCAGAGTAGGTGTAAAAACTAAAACAAACGTAAATGCAAACGATAGCTCTTATGAGTACGCATTAGCAGCCTAAACACTGCTTAGGGTTTTTGGTAGTTTATCCTCGTAACAGAATTAAACTACTACAGTATTAACACTGGTGTAGATTCATGATTATCTCTGCTTGACATTCTCATATCTGTCCATATATAATCCAGTTGCAACAATTCGTTGTGACATTATAGGAGAACTAATATGAAATGGTCTACACCACAAGCAAGCGATATGAGATATGGGTTTGAAATCACTATGTACATCGCTAACCGTTAAAGAGTTTTGGTGGGTTTACTCTAAAAAGAAACCCATCATTTTATTAACAACAAGGAGTTTTAATTGAAAAAAGTAGTTCTAGCAACAATCCTAGCCTCTGTATTCGGTATCGCATCAGCAGCAGGTCCTTATGCCGCCATCACTTATGATGTAAAAGACAAACAAAATGCTTCACAAACAAACTATGTTTATGGTTTGAA